ACATTGTTAATTTGAAATTTATTTCCAAACTTAAATGGTACAGAAGATAATTCTATTTCTTTCTTATCTCTTGGTTTTTCAATATCTAATATTGTACTTACAGGTCTCTCAATATCATATCCTCTTACATATGCCTTTCCGGGAGATACTTTTAGTGCAAATAAATCATCAGTCGGTGTTGCACCTTGGTCAGTATTTTCTCCTGAATTAAATACACCTTCATTTGATATACCATCATTTAAGGATTCAGCAGGTTCTATTTTGAAGTTTCCAACTGAATAGTTACCAGATTCTTCGTATGTTCTCTTTGCAAAGTAATCTTTAATTAAATTATATTGTGTTTTATTTTGAACTTTCTTTAATTCACCGTCATCAAGACGCATGATTTCAATAAAATTCTTATCATTGTAGTCTGTTAAACCTTTTTTTGATAAAGTTGTAGATATTTTTAAACGATCTGCACCCGGAGCCGCAAAGTTTGAGAATCCTCTTGCATTATCATAGAGAGAATCATCATCATTTGCAGTTACTAATTGTTCTTCGATGAATAATCCAACTCTGTATGATGGTGTATTTGTATAAGGGTCAAGAACTAACTTATCAGCTGATACATTTACAAAATGTCCACGAATAAAGAAAACTCCATCGGCAATAGAAACTCTACATCCAGTTGCTGATGCGCCTATGTCAACTAAAGTTGCTACAGTATCTCCTGAATTAATTAAAGTATTTCCATATACAAGAGACTCTTGTATTAAAAGATTTTCACCATCTTCTAAAAATTTTGAGGTATTATCGTTTCCTGCATCAAGATATTTTACAAAAAATGTTAAATCTGTAATTCCTGTAGCATCATTTGGTAATGAATAATCATCAATTAATATTTTGATACCAGTGCTTTGTCCTTCTAATATTTTTCCTTTTAATTGGTCAACATATAATGATACTGGAATACCTAAATGATTAGAATTTAACTTTATCGAAAAATATTCTGAATCATATTGACTATTTCCGGGAATCACCATTGATCCCTCTTTGAACATATGACTACCGAACGATTCAATCTGATCTTGTAAGATAGATTGTAAAGTTGTTAATTCCCTTGCCTGAACAGGCTTACCCGGATTAAATAATACCTTATAAAAGTTACTATCCTTTGAAAAATCGTCGTAATATGGATTTATATTTAAATTAGTTTTCTGTGGCATTTTTTAAAATTCCAGAATGATTTTAACATCTTCTTTTTGTCTTGAGTTCCTAGTAATAGTCGCTCTATTGTCAATGTAAATTACATCACCCGACCCTTTATTTATCTCAGGTGTAGCAAGACCATTTGTGAAAGTCACTCCGAGTCCTACATTCTTTGAACTTACTGTGGTAATACCAAGACTGAATGTAGTTTCAATTGATCCACTAAATCCACTTGGCCCTGAAACTTGGTTTGTTGATGATTCAAATCCAAGAACTTGACCTGCAGTTGAAATACCAACATAATCTGTCTGATCAGTTGAGTTTCCAAAATACAATGATCTATCTTGAATATATTTCATTACTTTTGTTTCTGCATCAAATGATGCAACATAACCAACTGCTTTAAGTCCACTCCCCAAAGTTTGAGTGATTTTTTCACCAATTGCTGGTGTTGTACCATTTGTTGATGTGAATTTAAATGCACTTAATGATGAATAAGAATCACCAAAGTAAATTGATGTAGTTCCGATTGATGTTGGATTTTTAACCAACTCAACTTGAGCGAATTTAGTAGTTAGTGGGAAATCTTTATTATCTCCACCAAACCTTGCGTATACTAATACGCGATCAGTTCCTAGTTCTTCATATACATTATGTCCATGTCCCTTTGATGGAGGAATAATTGGTATTAGTTTTGCTTTTGTCGAAGCATTTGCATTAATTGAACCCAAGTCAACTAATCCATAACTATAACCTTTACCGCCAGAAGATACAACTGCGTTTGTTATTTTACCACTTACAACATCAACTACGACTTTACCACCAGTACCATCCCCAAGAATACTAAACTCTTGTCCTAGTCCACCAGAGTATCCTTCACCTTGATTGTCAATATATACTTTCTTAATTTGGTTATTGTTTGTATCAGAATCTCCATTCTCTCTTACAGATTGAATTGAAGCATCATTTGTAGTCGTCCATTCATTTGGAACTGCGATAAAATCAGTTGAATCAAACTTTATAATATCACTTGGTGAAACAGTAAATAAGTATTTCCAAATATACCCATCACCACTCTCCCCAGCTTTAGATGGTTCTAAGTCTGTAAATGTTGGCACATCCTGAGATGCATTACCTGTTGTGTTGATACCTGAAGAACCATTATCAATACAAACATAAACATTAAAGTTTTCATTCATTACATAGTATCTGGCATCATATAAACGAGATGACTGTGTAATTGGAGATGGTGAACTTACACTATAATCATGACGATACATTTCATATCTTGTTCCTTGCGTCCAATCAACTCTACGAACTAATCTTCTTACATTCTTACCAATTACTCTTTTTCCAAATAAACTGGTATCGCCAATATGATTGACACTATTAATATTATCTACTGGGTTTGGAGTTGCTGTATCCCATGTGGATGTTCTACCAAAGCCAACAACTGTAGGATTTGGTAAACTAACTGACACATAAAATGAACTAGATGGATCAGTACCTCCTACCCCTGTAACTGTATCAACAAAGTTACTTGCATTTAATATTCTAAACTGATCTGTTACAACTGCTGGCATTTTATTGCTTTTTTCCTATATTTATACTAGTTTTTATCATGTTAAGTTTTTGCGGAGTGCACCAGTGTCACGAAGACCAAAAACTCTTCGTTGCAATGTTGGGAAAGTACCTATTCCAACACCAGTTGTAAGACCCACTGTATTGCCGGTTATACCGATAGCGACTGGATTTGCTCTATTAAATGCACCTCCTCCACCTGCATTAAATAATCTTCCCCATGAGAATCGACCATTTACTCCGCTGTTAATACCAACAGTCACACCCAATCCAGTTGTATTTACACCCGAATGAATATTAACTAAAATTTCAGCAACATTTGCGTTCTTACTTATTGCTTGAATCATGTATACATTATCTGCAAAAGAAGTTCCAATTCCTACAGTATCTGCATTTACACCACTGGTATTTAATGAAGTTACTCCATTACCTACATGAGTATCAAATATGTATATTGGATATCCAGCAACTAAATCATTAAAGTTACCTGATTCTTTCTTCAATCCAATTCTCAATCCACGAGTTGAAACACCCACCGTAACAGTTTCGATAGCAGTTACAATACCTGAGAATCCTTGTACATTTTTAATATTAGTGATGCTTTCTTTTATTACATTTGGAGTTGGTGCTAATACTTCAGGGACATTTGTATTTGTATAACCAAATCCAACATTATTCATTGTTACTGATGTAATAATACCACTTGTAATATTTCCAGTTGCAACTGCAAATGTTGAAACTCCTGCAACTGCAAATTGAGTTGCAGCCACTCCAACTGGTGCTGCTATTGAAATACTTGTTGTTGATCCCACATAACCACTACCACCACTGACAACACTAATTGCAACTTGACCGGTATTTGAAACTGTTGCAGTTAATGCTGCAGCAACTGGTGATATATCATTCACGACTAATACACCAATATCATTAATTTGGAAACTAGTTGCAGAATTATCTTCCTCATAATCAAAGAACTTCGCATCATCAACAAATATGCTAGTTCCTTCTGCAGTGCCTGTACCTAAATCCCCTATCAATCTTGCAGTTGGATAAATTAGAGGTTCAATTGAATCTCTTGATTTAGAAATAATATTTCCACCAATAATCTTATCAACTTTTTGTTTAGTCCAATTAAGTGGTTTGAAGTTAACTTCATCAATACCAACACCAGTATAAATTTCAGTTTCAAAGGTATCTGATGTTGTAATACCAACAATTGTTCGACTTGACTGTGCAATTGTACCGGATATTGCATTATTGCTTGTAATATCAACGACATCTCCAGTTTTCACACTTTCAACAACATCAACCACTATGGTATCAACACCAGATGTTCCTTTATAGAAGAAAATTGCGACATCATCGTCTGCATCTGGAGGTGAAGTAAAGTTAAATGTTGTTCCACCTTCAAAGTCATAATCAACACCGGGATGTTGAATAACACCATTTACAAATATCAATAATAGATTTTTCATGTCTATTAATGATGAATCTGCACTATTTCTATCTATTTCAAAACTCAATAATTGTGAGTTAAGTTGTATCGGGAAACGAGTGCGAACTCCATCTTGTAAAGTTTTAATTGGGTCAGTATAATCAAACTCACCAAAGTCCCATGATGCAAATTCATCTGTGAATATTTCATTAACTGTTAACTCAAAATCAGTTAGAACTGCACCACGAGCAGTGACTAGTCCTACTGGTTTAATTTTATCTCCTTTCTTGAATCCAAAACCATTTCTAGCAACCTTAAATGATGATACTGTGAATAATGTTGAACCTATTCCTGTAGTTGGATTCGCACTTATATCAACAGTAACTTTCAACCCCTGACCAGTATCTGTAGTTGCACCAATACCAAGACGAGATATACCAGTAACTTCAAGAGCCTCATAGGAAGGATCTGGTATGTTTAATTTAGGTTTGACATAACCAGTTCCTCCACTAACTACTGTAAATGCTAAAGTACCACCTGCTCCTACGGTCGCTGTTACATTAGCACCAGATCCATTGCCAGTATCATCTGTAACTCCGATCGCTACATTTCCTCTATATCCTGATCCATGTTTATCTGTAGATCCTGCACCTATGCTAGTGATAGTTCCACTTCCATTAATAACTACAGTAACAGCAGCACCAACTAAAGGTGCAATACCCTGACCACCAGTTGATCCTAGTGAAACAATTACTCCACCTCTAGGTAATTGATTTAAATTAACATCATGCTGACTAACAATTTTTTCTCCATTTGCAGAAGAAATTCCAGTAAACAAAATATTTGTAGCGGTTGTTCCTACACCAACAAAATCATAATTATTACCACTATTATTTGCTGTAGTTGGTTTTTGGAATATTCCATTCAATAAAACTACAGTACTACCAGTTTGAATACCTGTTGTATTCACACCACTGACACTCATGTTATGTGTTGCACCTATTCCAGTAAATCCATCAGAAATATCATCAAAGATTCTATTATTTGAATAATCATTTCTTAGATATACTCTTCCATTAAATTCTGATCTTGGAAATTCCAAATTAGATGTATTTCGACTTACATTATTTGTTCCTTTCGGAGCATCTGTAAAGAATACTTTACTATCCACAATATTAAATGATCCTGTAAATTTTCTAATTGCATCACTATCTGAGTGTGTTGCTGCAGTGCTACCCAATGATCCTCTTTCAACACCAACTAAATTAATTGCACCACCACCTGATATTGGGCCAACTGATGTTGTACCAACACCAACAGATGCTATCTTCATTAACTCAGTTCCAACTTCAAGAATATCTCCCTCTGATAATGAAGAAATACCTGCAACACTAAAGATAGTTGAGGTTGATGATATATTTCCCCCAACATTATTTGAAACTGTAGTGTTAACTGGTGTAAATGCTATTGGTGATTGAATTAAACCATCAATATCAATAACAGTTTTCTCAAGTTTCTTAGTCATCTCTAACTGATGAATATTACCAGATCCTAATGATACAAAAGTAACACCTGTTCCAGCATTAGCATTTGACTTGCTAGTTGCCAATTTGAATGTATCTTTTGTAAGTCTAATCGCAAATACATCTGTAGGAACATTTGTATTATGTGCGGTTGTCATTGCTGTTGCACCAACACCAACAAATGAACTCTTAGGTGTATACTTTAATTTTTCTGCAGTTCTAAAGAAGTGATCCGTGATTGTAAAGACACCAGTTGCTGCATTTAGTGTTGATGTATCAGTTGGTCTAAACTGTTTAGAGAAAATAGGTACATTATTAGACTTTAATTCAAACTCTTTCTTATTTGCTCTATCACCATTAACTGCATTGTATTGTCTTACTTTTACAGATTCTACAACTCTACCAAATGTTAAATCTGGAGGAACATTGAATATGTCAACATCTCTGTAGAATACTTCACTATATGCTTGTACTTCTACATCACTAAATCCACTATCAGGATTAAATCTCAAGTTAAATTTGTTATTAGCAAAGTTTGCAATAAATGTTCCAATACCAGCAGTGCTTCCAATTGATATGAATGGGTAATGAACAGATGAAGTATCAGTTCCATCATGCATTGCAATTACTTGATGCAACGCACTTGTTTGTCCAATAGAAACTCTTACTATACTCTTAATTGCACTAAATTTGTTTGAATCTACACCAACTATAGTGGATGTACTTGATACTCTCTTATAGTTTGATTGTAGATTTATAGATCTTTCGGATCCTGCTAATTGAGTTGCATCTTTAAATCTGTAAGTACCAATTCCAATAGCAGTTGTACCAAATCCAACAGCCTTTGCTCTAACATTTACTGAATTGGTTCCAGTATTAGAATATTCTAATGATAATATATTTGATTGAAGATTTGATGTAAATGTTCCTATAAAATTAGATGAGAAGTTT